CACTGGTAAATTTTGCTCACGCAGTCGATCAACCACACCCGCACCAAGTCCAATCACATCGACTAATATTTCTTGGGGTTGCTCCATGACAGTCGAATCATCGTAGCGATTTTTAACCAAACCACAAAGTTGCATTAAGTCCATGGAGGCAAATGATTTAATTTCTAAGACAGTATTTCCCTGGCGCACGCACAGCGCACTGTTATCGCCACCGAATCTAGCAACATCTAAACCCCAAACGATTGGTTCATTCGCGGTGAGCGTGACATCGCGCTCTACCGCACCGCGCACTAAGTCAAGCGGTATGACAGTATCATCGTCTGCGCTAGGAAACTCGCCCATGACCTCCACGCGCGCGACAGTAGAATCTTCGCCATACTGCTCGATCATCGATTGGAAGAGTTTTTGGTCAGTGCCTTCGACAGTGCGCGAGTCGATTTGCACATTCTGCCAAAAGCGTTTTTTGCTATTAAAGGAATCGTAGAATGGGCCTGTGTTTCGGCGCGGGTTGGAGAAAGTAAACCAATAACGATTGGATGTTGGTTCAGAGAAGAAACCCTCGGACACGCTGTAAATAGGTGAAGGTATACCCGAAGCCTCATCCATGATTAAACAGACCCCGTAGGAGCTGTGAATACCCGCAAAGGCATCTGGATTTTCTTCTGACCATAGTTGCGCCTGCGCGTAGTAATAACCAGTATCAATCTTGAGGTCGCGCTCTAGCGCTTCTTGAAACCAAGGTGCTGGTTTAACTGTGGTTGCAGTTTTTTGAAACCAATGAGAGTTGATTGCAAGAGTCATCCACTTACCAAGTTCAGCCCAAGTTCTACTTCTAAGCTGTTGTTCGGTGTTAGCGGTTACTATGATGGTAGCTCCTAGTCTTGTGGACAACATCCAAAGAATAATCCATGAAACCAAAGCAGATTTACCAATACCACGACCTGAAGCTACAGCCATTCTAAACATCTCTGGTAAATCCCTAGTGCCATTTCTAGCAATATGGATTGTCATTTCTCGCAAAATTTTTTCCTGCCACTTACGCGGGCCTTTAAAGTCTTCGAGGGGGGTGTCTTTCATTCCCCAAGGGAAAGCAAACTTAACAAAGTTTAATGGATCGTCTTTTACATTGACCGACCATATCTCCGTCATCAATCTCTTTTCGTCTTCGGCTTTATATTTCATAAAAAAAATTCAAAAAAAAATTAAAAAAAATTATCGCAACAGTTCCATGTACACTGCCCCGCGCCCCGAACGAACCTGGGGGGTCTGCAGCGATAGTAAGTACTAACTTTCATTATAGTAAGTGTTCACTATCACCCTAGCGCGCGCCTGGACTGTAATTAAGTGAGCGCGCTGTGAGAAGCGCGGAGAGTAGCGCTGTGAGCTTCGCGCGCTCTGCGCGTGGGTAGGTACAAGGGAGAAGATAAATACCCCGTGCGCAAGCTCTCATGACTTCGTGGCCTTGTTTAGTTGTTTGATGTCGATATCTTCGCGCGCGCTTGTGGGGAGCGCATCCGCTTGGTGTTCGATTATTCTAGCGTTGGCGGAGCTGATTATTTCGCTAAGGTTGAGCGTGTGCGAGACTTCTTGCTTTTCCGCCCAGCGCTCGCGGTCGGCGGATTTGAGATAGAACTGGATGCTTTGAAAATCACCATCATTTATCTTTTCGGCTAATTTAGAAGTAGCTCTTTGTAATCCTTTCGCCTTTCCTCTTGCCAATGCATCCGACAATTCAGAATTTTTCTTGTTCCTATGTTTATTGAATGTATCCCAACCAACCCCAATAGATCGGCAAATATCCATAATCCCAAGGTTTAAAGATGCCAAATGTTCAACTTGATCATAGTCTATAACAATTGGCTTCCTTCCTCTCTTTTTAGGTGTTTTTGTTGTCATTTTTCCGAATAAATACCATTTATTACGAATTAATTTAGATTAAATTAATTTCCCTTATGCCCCTATATTATCGCATTCCTGGAGCATTCACCTAATCTGTTTACAAAGAATGTTACTTATAATGTGTACAAATAAGTTTTTATATGCATAATAAGAGATATATAAATTACTTAGGAGAGTAAAAATGGATTACAAACAACAACTAAAAACAGACTTCTATAATTTTGATGAGATATTAGAAGACCCAAACCATATAGTAAGAAGATTATTTTCTTGTTATATAAATGGTGATTATGGTTATGACATCTATGAGCGCAATGTTCAAAGATGGCAACAAGCAACCACACCAAAGAAAAAACGATCTTTCGTTATTTCTACATTTATAGATGCACAAGCGCAAGACTATCAATGCACCGCTCAACAAGTGCAAAGATGGTTAATGCAAAATATAGGCATTGAAAAGCTAGAGCAACTTAACCAAGAATTAATTAATGATGTTGAAGATACACTTGAGGAGGTGGCGTAATGAATATTATTACTAATTTTGGAAATAAACGCTTTGAAGGTTCAGCTGATGAACTCAAAAAGAGAATCAGACAAGAGCGCAAGATATACCTTGTTGATTGGATTGATGGTTATGGAGAAGTACCAAAAGAAAAGGTTTCTCTCTATACGCTCATCAACTCGGATGATTGGGGTTTAGATGATGAATTTATTGCCCAGTTACATTTTCTTAAAGATGATGCAACGCTTACCTATTCAGACCCTAGTGGAACTTTAACCTTTACCAAACAAAAGGAGGTGATCTAATGAGCGCTGATACATTAAAAGAGTTTAGGATAACCCAAACATACACCATGCAAAAAGAAGCGTACATATACGCGGATTCACTAGAGCAAGCCGAGGAGATCGCCGAGAATGATGATTCTATTGAATGGGAAATTAACGACAGCGTACTGATTGGCGATAGTCAAATATATTTTGCCGAGGAAGTTTAACATGAGCATCAAAAGATATAACTTCAGCAAGCCAAAGATTAACCGCCAAGAATTAGAACTCTTAAATTGGTTCTTAGCGCACACTGACGATAACCCGCTAATCAATCCGCAAGCCTTAGATATGTTCAAGGCTAACGGGTACAGCGCGAAAAATTACCAAGACTTAGTTAATAAAGTCAAAACCATTTTAAAAACTTATAAAACCAAGGGGGAACTATGAAAATAAATAATCTAACGCCTAAACAATTTGCTAGGCGCGAAATAATTAAATACTTGCGCGATCTATTCGACAATCCAGCAAAGTATATAAAAGACTTCGACAGCTACACACACAGACAGCAAGAGGAGATACTGCGCTTTATCTCACTAGATGAGCATAGAATAGATAAACTTTTAAATTTACCAATGGGGGAAACATGAGCGCAATTAGTAAAAATATCTACATAAATAGAAAAGATTGTTATGGCAACCTTGAAACAGTTGACGAATTTAATCAAGGGCGTAAATACGCCAAGGAAATGTTAAAAGAATATCGCTTATCTGATACTGGCGCGTATTACTACATGAGCCAAAGATGTTGTAACAATTGGCTAGAAAATGAAACTTCACAATGGGGGAAACATGACACACGCTAAATACTCACCAAGCGAAAGCAATAAATGGCTCAATTGTCCGCCGTCTTTATCTCAATCTAACTTCTTAGATGATGCGGAAAAAATGGCAGACTTTGAAATATTAACCAAAGAAGAGTTTTTAACTTCATATTCTTACTTAACCGAGGAAGAGTATGACAACACCAAGAGAGAGGTAGAAAATGACACAGCATAAACAAATGATAGAGGAAGCGAAACGCTTGCTAAATAGCAAAAGGGAAAACATACCAAGCATGAGCAAAGACTTTGGTAAAGACTACTGGCTCTTAACCTACCCGTGCGGGAAGATTGTTAAAACTTACGAGGATAAGCGCAAAAAGGATGTAATTATCCAGGAATCATATAACGGGGGTGAATTGTGAGCAATATAACCCTTACTAAATTGCATAAAAATTATTCATACCTTGATGAAATGAAAAAATATTATCAAGAATATGAAAAAGCTGACGAGGAGAAACGAAATAAAATAGATGATGATGGTTGCGAATATCTACCTTGGACTGCTTACCTAGTAGAAATATTTAATCTATTAGGAAACAAACTAAAACCTAAAAAGAATTGTAGCAGTTGTGATATTTACAACGATTACACTTGTTTTGATTGTGAAATAGATCAAATAAAAAATTCTGACTGGGATATTGAGTTAAAAGATCATCATAAACTTTCAGAGGAGAACGAAGATGATAGTTAAACTCATACAACGCATTAAACAATTTATGGGTTTATGTCCAAACTGCAAAGGCGCGGGAACTTTACCAGATGGTTCAACTTGCGGAGATTGTTGGGGGTCGGGCAATGATTGAGACAATCGGCTTCATCTTTGGTATTGGTTTTTTAATTT